ATATCAGCAGGACTTGAAGGTGGACTTGTACGTCCTCCTGAAGCACCCAAAGGCAGAAATAAACCACCTGGACCAGAGTCAAATATAGACGTTGACGGCAAAGACGAAAATGGTGGATTGATTCCTGGCTTCCAAGAAAAATTTAGAAGAATGTTTAATCCTAGAATGGTCGATAAAAATGCATATGGTTATTGGGAACAAGGGGAAGGAGATCATAGCACAGAAAGAGATACATGGGGCAATAAGAAAAAACCTTTAAAGCAAAATAAAATTTGGCAACAATATACTATTGCACAATTACGAAAAGGTGGATATCCTGGCAACCCTAATGGTATGTCAACACAAGAAATTAAACGAGCATATCCAGGCTGGAATGGACAACTAGATGAAAGAATAATGGAGAGCATGGATTATGACCATGCGATGATGAATAATATATTAGAATCTATTATTGATGAGGCTCCTGAAGAGTCTGGTAGAACTTTAGATGAATTCTTAAGAGATTGGTATGGGCAATGGATGAAAGGTGTATCTCTTAGTAAATCTAAAGCATCATCAGATGCTATTATTGCTCAAATATATGAAAAGTATAACTTATCAAAGAATCCTAATAAGCCAGACATTGATTGGAATCTAGTTGGAAAACTAGGAAGAACAGCATACGGAGCATCAAAAAGTGTAGGTATTAAACCTGTAGGTGCGCCACAAGGAACAATCGCCCAAGATGTTTCATCTGATGGAATAGAAACAAATATAGAAAAGTTTGTACAGCAAATCAACACAGAGGCTACTAAAAGGGCTCCTCTAGTATTTAATGACGAGTCTTATATAATTGAAGTAGATCCAGAAACTGGTAAGAAAAGATGGATCAAAAAGGCTAATGAAGAACCAGCAACTGTTCAGCAGATTAAGAGATTAAATGCATATGTAGGCTCAGAAAAGGGTAAGAAGTATGGCTACTTGGAGAAAGAAAAATATAATCCTGAAAAAGAATTTAATAAAGAATTAGATAAAGATGCTCAAGGCGCAGAACTTAACAGACCTAGCACTGATGCAACAGGCAACTATTCAGGAACCGGCCCGGGCTTTGACACAGCAAACTTTACACCCGACATGACTAATTATCCAAGGGGTGCCCAACTCAAACAAGATGGAACGACATATACATGGCACGGTGCTAGATGGACAAGTCAACAAACAGGTCGTATCGCCACTAGAGATGCGGCAAAAAGACTTAATGATTATGCAATAAGTCAATTAAGAGACGGAACAGTAGAACCAGAAAAACAATCAGTAGCAGAGTCGTTAAGTTATTCAGCAATTAGAGCAGAAAAAATAGCATTATTACAGTCGAGGTAATAATGAATCTCACAGAATCATTATCTAATACACTACGTACATTAGAAAAAATTAATCTAGTCGAAGCCAAAGGACATTTAGATCATCCAGAAGACCTTGTGTTCTTAGGTGATATTGAAGGTGCTAAACAAGCAATCAAATCAATGGAGCAAACTATTGCTCAACCAGGCACAATTACAATCAAGTGGGACGGTTATCCTGCATTAATCTTTGGACGTAATAAAGATGGTAGATTTTCTATCATGGATAAACATATGTTCAATAAGAAAGATGGTACAGGAAGACAAGTCTTTTCCCCACAAGAATTTAGACAGTATGATAAGAACAGAGGTGTTGATCGAGGAGACTTGTATAACATCATTGATAGCATTTGGGAAGGATTAGACAAATCAGATAGAGGAACATTAGGCTACTATTGGGGAGATTTATTGTTTGCTAAACCTTTACAAGACCAAGAAGGATACTATTCATTTAAAATGAATCCAAATGGTATTGCATACAAAGTTAAAGCAGATAGCGAAGTCGGTCACATGCTTAAAGGTAAAACTGCGGGTATAGGGGTGCATACATTTATACCGGCTAATGCAGAAACTACAGACGAGTCTACTTCACTTGATGGTACTATTGGTAACTTACATAACAATAGTGATGTAGCAATTGTTCCTAGCAAAATGCCGATTACCCCAAAAATAAAAATGCCTAACAAATTAAAATCACAAGCAGAAGCAGAGATTGCAAGACATGGAGATGATGTTCGCATACTAATGAACTCAGCACCACAGGCACGTAATGCATTTAACTCTTTGTTTACTGTATTCATTAATAAGAAAATTGTTTCAAAAGACTTATCAAACTTGTATAATGATTTTATACAATTTGTAGAGCAACGATCAATGACTGACTCAATGAGACAAAAGATTACTGATCATTTTAACTCACATAAAGAGGGCGTCATAGGTGCTTTTAAGATTTGGATAGCATTATACAATCTAAAACAAAACATTGTAGATCAATTAGATAAAGCCGCAGAGTCTAGTCCTGTAAAAGGATATTTAGACGATGGTAGTGAAACACATGAAGGTTTCGTTGCTAATGGTCTTAAGTTTGTCAATCGAATGGGCTTTTCTGCTCAAAATCTCGCCGCAAAGTAACATATAACCGCGTTTTTCTCAAAAAGGACTAAATATTAGTATGAATCTCAATGGTTGAGATTCAAATTAATAGATGAAGTGCATGGAACTTGTACTTCTAAAACAAATAAAAGGAATAGAAAAATGGCACAATTTACAAAAGCAAATGGTGACTTTCAACCAGTCTTTCACCAAGACGCGGCATCTTACACAAACGGTGGTTTAAACGCATACACATCTGCTAAAGCAGTTAATGTACAAGGACCTAAACTTCAGTTTGGTATCGTAACTTTCACAGGAGAAGGTTCAGCAACTTTACCTGGAGCAGACTTGCTTAAAGCAATTCAAACAATCCAAACTAAATCAACAATTGCGATTTATGAGATTAACACTTCAGGCGGATCCAACTCAAACGTATTGAATCTAGCATTGTATCCTACAATGGCTTGGGACTTTACAAACGCAGGTGATTTAGACGTAGCACTTACAGCGGCTCTAGGGTACGCAGTTACTACATCTAAAACTGGTGTAACATTCAACTCTGACTAAGTTTTTAGTTAAAGAATTAAAAAGCAGACTTCGGTCTGCTTTTTTTTTGGCTGGCAGTTGAGGTCACTAAATATGTATAGAATTCAATCATTTAAAAGGAGTAACATTGAATATATTAAATCACATTACTAATAACTTGAGAACAGTTTTAGTAGATAGATGGAAAGACTGGAGTGGAAGAAGTAACAGACCCGAGTATTGGTTCTTTAGTTTGTATGCTACAATTATAATGTTTGTGCTAATGGGCGTAGATAACTTAATTGGTTTTACATTCTTTAATTGGCTTGACCCATGGGGAACTGCTAACACAGGTATCCTTGGAGCAATCTTTATACTAGGAACACTACCAGCAAGTTTAAGTGTAACAGCCAGAAGGCTACATGACAGAGGTCATAGTGCATGGTGGATTATAGGATTATTCATTCCTATATTAAACTTTGTTGTTCTTTACTGGTTAGTAAGAGCGGCTAAAGATACACCTGAAGCAAAGAAGTATGTAAACCCTTACGGTAAAGCAACTTATTAAATTTAACAATTTTAGAGCCTCTTTTATTAGAGGCTTTTTTTTGGCTACTAAATAGTAGTATGAAGACCATAACTTGTTACACATTGTTTGACATTACTCATACTAATGTACTCAACAGATCAAAGCCTGTTGGGGACAATCACCAGTTGTGGACAGTTCAAAGAAATTCACAAGCAAACTTTGACACTATATTACAGTGTATAAGTTTACGAGGCAATCCAGAAATATTACATTACCCTCACAGAATAGAAGACAATACAGACTCAAACATTTTCGGCTTCTTAGTCGATCAATCAAATTTTCATTATTGGAAGTTTGATTTTAAAGTACAGAACAATTCGGTTTTTGATGACACCATAGAATCTTTAGGCTTTCTTACGAAAGATTGCCACGAAATACCTATGATCAAATGCGGCACGGAAAGTGTAGACTTGCCAGACTTTTTAGACACTACACCTGAATTAAACAATATATACTTTATGGAGAATGTATGAAAAAGAAGACTAATGTAGCAGAGGCTCGTAATAAAATCAAGCAGATGTTTCAAGCAGAAATGATTAAAGAATTAAAAAATCTTTATATTAGTAATGACAACAACGGCATTAAAGCCTTTGGCAAGTATAGAATACGTAATCAAAAACAAACTGGATTGTTCACTGTTGCTGAAGAAAATTGGGAGTCTACTCCTGAATTCATTACTGCTAGAAATGCTATGGCGTTTGTAGTCTTTCAACACAATCGTCAAAGTGATCAAGCCGCTAAGGTATATAAACTAGATGGGCAATTAGCCTCTATCAATTTAGACATTGCTGTTCATACACGAGGATACAAAACTAAGTCTAACGATTTAGATCATAGACTCATTCAACTAACTAAACTACAAAATGATTTAGAAAAGAAAAAACAAATTGTGATAGCATTGCAAGGACTCATAAATACATCTAAAGAACAACAACGTAGAATCTTTGAAGAACACAGGAAGAATCGATTCAAAAGATCCAGAAATTCTGCGGAACAAGATAAATACATTATATCTACGACAGATTACTAGGAATTTAATATGAAACTTAATGATTTAAACAAGCAAGAAGTTGCAGTCAAGGCTTTAAAGGAAAACTTTGAAGTAAACTTGAATGTAAAAGGCTTAAACAAAATACAAACTCAAACTATGCATAACAAAGTAAAAGGTTTAATTGCAGAAGCAAAAGAATCTAAGAACTTTGGGGCAGAGTATCCATCATACATGAAATTAGTGTTTATGGAACAAGCATTAAGAGAGCATTATAAAATTGCTCCTTCTGCACCAAGAACTAAAGTGATTACTGAAAACGAAGAAGTTAACAGATCACAAGTAATTCTAGCCGCACAAGACATGGTAGATTCAGTACAAAAGATGCTAGAAGAAATCTCAGACATGATGGTCAAAGAGATGCCAGCATTAGTTGACTCTGTTCAAACAGAAATCGGTGTTAACGAAGCACAAGCATTTGATCAAACAGCAGGACAAGCACTTGCAGAATTGAATCAGTGTTTAGTATCAGTCAAAGGACAACTTGATCAAGCACTAGCAGGCATTACAGGCGGAGACGTTGTAGATGCATTTGACGGTGATGTAGACTCAGGTTTGGGTGACGGTGAAGTTGGAGTTGACAGCATGGATGTTTCTGCTCCGGCAGTTGACGTATCAGGCGATATGGGAACAGATGAGATTGACATAGGTGCCCCTGACGCAGTTGTTGGCGACATCGAAGATGTAGACGTAGACGTATCAACAGGACCAGTCGGTAGAGCAAGAAGGTAAAGCACATGAGGCTTTACGAGTTTGTCGATGTTGAAGACAACAATGCAATGGCAGCCAGTATTGTTGCTGTTTCCAACCAATTAAAACAACATGTAGAAGATGGATCTATTGATCCAGACAATTATACGGTTGATCAACTACTCGACTTATTTCAAAACAATGATATCATACTTGACGTACAAGACTTGTATTCAATGATGGAGAAACCTTTACTCAAAAGTGTAATATCAAATATCCAAGGTGACAAAGTAATCTTTAAAGGTAACGAGCCAGAAACTGGACCAGTTGATGATAAAGATGAAGGTAGCAAAACAGTTGCTAATATGGCTAAATCTGCAATGAAGAAAGATCGTTCTTCTGCATTCAAAATATAAACCCAATCCACTAGACACGCAATAAGAAATACTTTATAATATCATATTGAGGTGTTAAATACAAGTATGGAAGTTACAGAAATTGCAAAAGATAAAATCAAATCACACCTAGCCAAACGTGGTAAAGGTGTTGGTATTCGTATAGGTATCGAAACTACAGGATGTAGTGGTTATGCGTATAAACTTGAGTTTGCAGACAAAATCAACGAAGAAGACATTCATAATGAATATGAAGGGTTTTCAATATTAATTGATCCAAAGGCTAACACTATACTTGAAGGAATCACAGTTGACTATCAAAAAAATGGACTTAATGAAGGTTTTGAATTCATTAATCCATTAGAAAAAGCACGTTGTGGTTGTGGAGAGAGTTTTACAATTTGAATCTAAAAATATCACACTTAGTCGTTAACGGTTGTAGTTATACATATGGTCATGGGATATCAGATCCTATCAATGATGCTTGGCCATCTCTTATTGCAAAACGTTTAGGCGTTCCTTTAATTAATCTTGCTATTCCCGGGCAAGGCAACACAGCACTTTATCGTAGAACAATGCAATACTTTTATAAAGATTTGCTACATGATAATAATCCTTTCTATATACATGCATACACACAATCAGCACGTAGAGAAGCATACCTCTCAGAAGATCAACAATTTTTTATTGTAGCAGGTCAGGATAATGTTAGTTCTTTAGAAAAAGAAATTATTTTAAACTCTGATGATCATTACTATTGTTTATTAGCACAAGATAAATTGCATCGTTGGGCTAGTATTAATCATCTATTAGATGCACACAATGTTTCACATATGATGTGTGATTACATGCCAGAATGTAATCCTAAGATAAATGACTTTTTAGATAAACATGAAACGATTCTTCAAAATGAATTAGAAATACATCCAGGTAAATTATTAGATTTTAATATTGTAACTGATGATTTTGAAAAGACATCATGCTTACATGAAACAGAAGAGGGACACAAACATCTTGCAGATTATATTTGGAAACAGATAGAAAACTGTTATGATGATATTGAAGTTATCGATTTGCCTTATGCAAAATTACATGATATTTTAATTCATACTCCACAAACAGCAAAAGATTTAAAAGCATCACATCACAATCCATTAAATTATTATCCACTTGATTTTTGTAGAAACGTTTACTACATGCATGAATTGGGAATGGATTATACTAAGAAAAATTGGTTCGGTCAACCAGAAGATGCACCAACTTTTCCAGAACAAGACATGACAACACCACAGAGGCCATAATGATTACAGAAAAGTATCCATACCAAGAATTAAAGAAAAAGAATATAGACGGTTCACGTAGATATCTTACACCAGACGGAGGCAAACTTCCTAGTGTAACAACTATCTTATCTGCTACACAGTCAGAAGAAAAGAAAAAAGGATTACAAGAATGGCGTAAGAGAGTTGGCTATGCTAAAGCACAAGAGATCACTACTGAAGCCGCAGGTCGTGGAACACGTATGCATAAATGGTTAGAGAACTATGTGCTAAGTGATGATGGAGACATGGGACAGTATGGGTCAAATCCATACAGTAAACAAAGTCACATCATGGCACAAGAAATCATTGATAAAGGCTTAGTTAACTGCCAAGAGTTTTGGGGAACTGAAGTAACATTATACTTCCCTCAAATCTATGCAGGTACAACTGATCTAGTAGGTCTGCATGAAGGCGCAGAAGCAATCATGGATCACAAACAAACTAATAGACCTAAAAAACGTGAATGGATTGACGATTATTTTATTCAATTAGCGGCTTATGCAGATGCACACAATGAACTATATGGCACAAACATTAAAAAAGGTGTTGTATTTATGTGCAGTAAAGACTTTGAATACCAAGAGTTTGTTGTCGAAGGCAATGAGTTTGACAAGTATCATCAACAGTGGCTTAAGAAGTTAGAGGAATACTACACTAAGTACATCTAGTAAAAGGCTACATTGATTTAAAATCAATGATAAATAAGTATAATCAAAGGAAAAGATTAGACTTATGAGCATTATACAAATCTCTAAAATTCAACAAAGGGCTGGTAACTTAGTTGATTTACCACAATTAGACGAAGCAGAAATCGGTTTTGCCAGTGATGCGAAAAGAGTCTTCATTGGAAAAACAACTAGTGGATTAGAAAATAT